CCTCAGATTGAGGAGGCAGCGAAATGATTATCTGGGAGGATAACAACAATGACAACGATGTTTCTAATGTACGCACTACTGGCGACAATCTTCTACGCAGTCCTAATAGCAACCGCAATGGACGCACCCCAAGAGCCATAATCCTGCCTTCCCCGCTTGTGCTCATGGCGCAGGTGTTTGCGACCCTTGCCGGGTTCGTGGCGGGGTTCTGGGTGCTCATGCTGGTGCTGAATGTGGCACTTGACACCCCGGAGGAGCACAGCGAACCCCGGAGCGCTGCGGCGTTTGGATGGGAGGTGGACAGATGAACTGCACTAACTGTAGTTGCGAACTGAGGCGCAACACCGACGTGTTCGGCAGTGATGAGCACCCCATATGCCTTCTCTGCTGGCTTGACCCTGCGCCCGTTGTTGCTGATGATTTATCGGGCAAGGGAGACATTATATGGACTCCCTCAGACGTTGACGTGACAGTTCCATTCCACGTCGCGACTTGCTGTTTCTGCGACTCGCCACTTACGGTTGAAGTCTTTGAGTGGGAAACCGGGACACGCAAGCCCACAGAGGGGGGTATGTGGATTCGGTACGACTGCGACCGTACGTGCCGAGGATCGGACAACATGGACGATGGCACAAGGGCGCGAATCGAGGAGTGGGCCATAGCCCATATCCGAATCATGCACTCCGTCCCGTCAAGTCAGGACATGATACCTGGCATCAAGTGTCTCGCTCTAGAGAAATACCGAGAGATAGCACTGCCCAGAGGAGGTGCACTATGATTCGCCCCAACCACTACAGCCCAGGGAGCGCCTACGAACCCCTGAAAGTCATTCGGGCATGGGGTTTAGGTTTCGAGCTTGGTAACGTGCTCAAGTACATCGCCCGTGCTGGCAAAAAGCCGCTTGCCCCTGCGCTTGACGATCTGAGAAAAGCACAGACGTACCTGAGCCTCTATATCGAGCACCTAGAAGCGGAGGGGCAGAAATGAGCGCCCCAACACCCCAAAACACTACGCCACAAGTCACCACTACGGGCATCCAAACCATCCCTCTTTGCCGCATTGTCGAGGAGGAGGGCTTCAACCCGCGTGAGGACTATGGTCAGGACGATGGCACGTTCGCCGAGCTGGTCGCCTCGATCCGTGAGAGTGGCATCCTGGTTCCTCCGATTGTCCGTGCTGATCGCCAGCTCTTCGTGATCGTGGCAGGGCACCGACGAGTGCGGGCGGCGCGTGAGGTTGGCCTCGTCGAGATTCCCTGCATGGTACGTGAGGCAGGAGACGCTACAGAGAACCTGGTGCTGGCGCTCGTCGAGAACCTGCGCCGTAAAGACCTCACAGCCATTGAGAAGGCGCGTGGGTTCCAGCGCCTCCGGGATGCGGGACTGACGAATGAGGCGATTGGTCAGCGCCTGGGGTGCTCCTCTGCTTTTGTGGGGCGCACACTGGAGCTGCTCACGCTCCCTACTCAGGCTCAGAGAGCACTGGAAGCAAAACAGCTACCTGTCGGTGTTGCCCAAGAGCTTGTCTCCGGTGTCAAGCACGGAGTAAGCGCGGCGGCCACCAATGCCATTGCTAGAGCCGCCATTAAAGACAACCTGCCCACCTACGAGGTGCGGGAGAAGGTCTACGCGGCGCGAGGAGTGGAGCCACAAAAACGCTCGTCCATGCCAGAGCCTATCCCTGTCCGCCCTACCGCCATCACGGTCACGATTGACGCCTCTCTGAAGGCTGATGTGGACTGGGCAATTCAGCGCTATGGCTCCGTGGGCGGGGCGCTCGTGGTCATGCGGCGGATGTGTGAGAAGTCCGCCACTCCAGATGTGCTAGGCGGCACCCTCACCGGCACCTGGAGCGATCCCATGCACCTGGTGCGCCAAGCACAGGCGATGCGCTGGAGTGAGATCCTCATAGGGCTTAACCAGAGCACAGGCGGCATGGTCGCACTGCCCACGGGGCCACTTCCCCATGCGTTTGTCCTAGTGGCTACGATCCTGCCGACGGGGCGTGTGCATATCCCCATGACCGCGCAAGGACGCACACGCACGGTGGCTGAGATTATCAAGGATTCCATCGAGGGACGCGCAAAGGCGGGACTCCATGCCTCGTAAACCTCAGACCGTCACCGTCGTCATTGAGCCTACTCACGGCCAAGGCCAAGAGGCTCTCGTCAATGTCATTCGCCAGCTCGTAGACCAAGCGCTGGCATCGAAGGGAGAGAGTGAGTGAATACTACCACCACAGAGAAACTAGAGCGTACCCGTGGACTACACCGAGGCACAGGGGGTCACAAGCCCACCTGTCAGTGCACGTTCTGCAAGGCGGGGCGCTACACCCAGCTCGTAGTGAGCAACAACCACAACGCTGCCGAGGTGGTCAGGCTCGCCGAGTCCCTACGCCTCGTGGAGCAGGGACGCGATGAGGCTATCCGTGGGCGTGAGGCGGGGCTGGAGCAGATCAAGAAGCTCCAAGAAGAGCTTGCCCTGGCCCATCGAACCAGTGAGGGCTACAAGGCCACCATCGCGGATATTAGAACCGAGGCATATCGACTGAGCGCCGAGCTGGATCATGCAAACGCCGACAAGGTTCAACTACAGCTACTGCGTGAGGAAGAGCGGGACGCACTCAGGAACGAGGTTCGGGACACTGCAATAGAGGGGTTAATAGCAGCCATCGTGTTGCCTCTCCTCGTCGGTTTTGCGTCGTTCTTCGTGGGCAGGTGGGCACGATGAGCGTGGTTGGGGCGCGTGAGGGTTTCCAGTGATCGTCGCAGGCCAGCGCTATCGCTACAGCCCACGGGGGGAGATTCGCTCTCACCGTGGGCTTGTTGGCGTTGCCTCCAACGTCGAGCGCCTCACTGCCACCACCTACACCTGCACGCTCTCCAACCTCGCCGAGTGGGAGGCGCTGGGCATCAAGACTCAGATACTCGCACTCAGCACCGAGCTGGAGCCTGCGCCCCTTCCCGAACCCACCAAGTGCACCAAGAGCAAGCAGGGTGCCTTCGAGGGCCTAGAGTCTGACCTGGTGGCGGACATCACAAAGGCACTCCGGGAGCAGGGATACCTGGTGGCCGTGGTGGGGCAACACAAAGCCAAAGGTTCCGGCACGACCGTGGGCTACCCGGACATGAGCGTGAGGCGGCGCACCTGGCCCGATGGCCTGGTGTGCCTGATCGAAGTCAAGACGGCATCAGGAGAGCTTTCTGGAGAGCAGGAAGAACTGCTCAAGCTGGGCTGGAGCTACGTGGTGCGGAGTGTGGACGGGGCTATATCGGCGCTCACACGCTTTGAGTCTGAGGTGTTTGGGTGTTAGGCTTCCATGTGGCCTGTTTTGGTGGGGCGATCCCCCAGCTTCACTCCAACACGCCGGGCCTCAAGCCGAATCAGGCGCTCCAATATCGCCGCTTTGGATTCACCCGACACAGTAGCGCACTGCTCCAAGAGCCACGCGGCATCCTCGGTAAACCTAAAGGCCATCGCCGCGACCTTACGTTTTTCTTTTGGCATACGGGCATTGTACGAACCCGGACGAGTGATTGCAACTTCCATACATTTATCTCCTTGACAGTGTTTGCATTATGCAATACACTAGCGATTGTATCATACAATCTAAGAACCGCGAACATAGTAAAGGTTGCAGACCATGACAATTATTTTTTCTCAGAGGTTTCTCAAAGCGTTTCGACAGCTACCGCCCGCCCGCCAGGTTGCGGTGGTGGACTTGCTGGAATTGATGGTGGCGAAGTGAGTAAGTCCCCTGTTATCGGCCCTGCGGTGCGCCGCACGGACACAATCACCGAGGCGCAAGAGTTTCGACTCCGTGAGCTTGGGCATATTGGCTTTCTTCCCTGGACACAATCAGCGGCAGATCGCCTTATCCGTGGGCTAGAGGCAGAGCGGGCACGCAAAGAGGTGCAGGTGCTTCAACAAGACGACTTTGGCCCATGCCGCGTCTCTGGGTGCCTTGGTCGCAGGATTCGGCGCGTGGTGAGCACGTCCCCAGCGCTTGTGGGATTTGGGGTTGTTGAGTGCAACGTGTGTGGTGATGGGAGGGTGTTGTGAGCCGCAATCCTACAGCCCCCGTGCTCCTGACGGCATGGCAACGAGGCGAGGCGCTTCTCCTCAAGGGCTACGAAGTGCTCCCCATGCCGCAGGAGCTTTGCTACGAAGTCACAGGCGGCACGGAGCCGTACCACGTCTGTCTAGACAGCAAGAGCACTGCCTATGGCTGCTCCTGCCCCGATGGGATTATGCGCGGCGAGCGTCGGCCATGCAAGCATTCACTGGCAACTATGGTTGCTTTGTGGCAGTGGGCTGAAGCTGAGGGCGATACAGCTAAGTACAAAGCGCTCTTTGACGAGATAGGAGTCACCGCGATTCGTGCCGGTGCTCGGGAGGCAAGCAAGTGAAAGTGACCCAGATAGTCATTGACTACCAAGTAACGCGCTCCCGTGAGTTCCAATCGGTGCGCCTCGGCGGTTCTGTCACAGTGGAAGTGTCCGAAGGTGACGACAAAATGCAGACGATGAAGAAAACAACGCGCTGGCTTGCGGATTACCTGAACTTACAGGCAGGCGAGGCGCTAGATGCGGCGATTGAAGAGAGAAGGATGGTGGAGGGAATACGAATTTGACGCTGGAATTATCCAAAGACGAAGAAATCACGCTTACCGGCTGTGAGCAGATTATCGAGCGTGGACTAAAAACATTCGTAGAAGTCGGCGAGGCGCTTATCACTATCCGAGACGGGCGGCTCTACCGCGCAAGCCACGGAACCTTTGAAGCATACTGCTCCCAGCGGTGGGGAATGACTCGCAGATATGCCAATCTTCTAATTGATTCGTCGGAAACCATAGCGGTATTGGGAACCATGGTTCCCAATCTTCCCGATTCAGAGCGGCAGGTACGGCCCCTTACTCCCCTGAAAGATACCCCGGCGCTTGCTGTGGCAGCTTGGGAGGATGCTCAGGCGCTTGCACAGGAGGAGGGACTTCCTGCGCCCGTAGCGCGGCACGTAGAGGCGGCGGCGGCTCCGTATCGTGAGGCAGTGAAAGTAGCCGAGGCAGAGAAGTCGGCGGCGAATAAACCTCTCAGTATCTTTGAGGGTGGAGGTGGTTCTCGGCACTTCAGCTATGACAGCGCCCCAACTCCCACAACCCCCACCGAGATTATAGAGTCTGTGCGAACCCAGAAGGTTGCACACGTCTCCCACAACAGCGGGGAGAACGAGTGGTACACACCCTCTGAGTATATCGAGGCGGCGCGTCAGGTTCTTGGAGTTATTGAACTTGATCCCGCAAGCTCGGAGATAGCAAACCGCACGGTGAAAGCGGAGCGCTTTATCACGAAGGAGCAGGATGCACTCTCCCAGTCGTGGCAAGCTCGTACCGTATGGATGAACCCGCCGTACTCCTCCGACCTTATCCGGGAATTTACTAAGAAGTTTGCTGCCCATGCCCTGGCTGGCGACTTTTCCGAGGGAATTGTACTGGTGAACAACGCGACGGAAACGCGCTGGTTTGCTGAGATGGTTCCTGCCTGCACTGCGATTGTGTTCCCTACCGGGCGGATTCGCTACTTAGATGCCACCGGAACCCCTGCAAACTCCCCACTTCAGGGGCAGGCTTTTCTCTACGCTGGCGATAACCCAGACGCTTTTATCAAGATTTTCTCCCAATTCGGTTGGGGGGCAGTTCTTACCGGAGGTGCATCATGAGTGCAGGCAATAGAGCAAGTTTTTATATCCAAGGTTCCAGCGAGACAGAGAAGAGGGGGATGCAGCTCATCCGTGAGTGCTTCGGACTGATTTACCCGCAGCTGGTGATGCGTGAAGTTCATGGCTCAGACCCTACGGCGATATTCCTACAAAAGCACTTGGGGGACATTATTTGGTTTAACGCCGACCCGTCAGAACATAGCGGGTTCAGCTTCGCGGAAGTCAAGGTAGAGGAGCGCTACACAGGCAACCTCTTTGTAGAGACTTGGAGTAATTGGGCAGACGAGCCTGAGAAACTGAATCCGGGTTGGTCGGTGAAGGTTGCGGGGCACTGGCTTTTTTACGTGTTCCTAGACCGCAACATCATCTATATGCTTCCTCGGCATGAAACCTTGCGCTTCGTCTGGAAGCACCATGAGAAGTTCCCAGAGCGAACCCAAGGCAAGGCACACCAGAAGAACAAGACTCGCGGCGTGCTTGTGCCTATTGAGATACTGCGCGACCAAATGGCAATCGGGGGAACCACTCTCCAGTGCTTTGATATGAATGCAATCTCACGGAGAGCCGCATGAGCCGCCCATCTCTTCTTATTTCTGAGCCGCCCCTACAGGTGCTTCCAAGCCTCGCCAAAGCTATCGGGCTAAATGAGGCCATTGTCTTACAGCAGATTCAATACTGGATTGCGCTGGAGCAAGGCATCGAAAAAGACGGGCGGCGGTGGATTTACAACAGCGTTGAAGAGTGGCGCAAGCAATTCCCGTTCTGGGGTGACAACACCATCCAGCGCACTCTTCAGAGCCTCCGAGATAAAGGCCTCGTTGAAGCCCGTAAGCTCTCCTCCGATAAGTGGAGGCACACGCTCTACTATTCAATAAATTACAAGAACTTGCAAGACTGCATTACCCCAAATTGGGGTGATGCATTACCCCAATATGATGAAAGCATTACCCCAGATTGGGGTAATGGCATTACCCCAAATTGCGGTGATGCATTACCCCAATTTGGGGTAATCATTCCTACAGAGAATACACAGAGAGTACCTACAGAGACTAACGCAGAGAATACTTCTTTTGTCGCGCAGAGCGCTCCCACCTCCGAGGGTGCTCCTGCCCCTGTAGAAAAAACAAAGCCAACTCCTGCAAAGAGAGGCACGCGCCTGCCCGCTGACTGGACTCCCGCATCCGAGCTGATTGCATGGGCCAAAGAGAAAGCTCCCAGCGTGGATGTGCTGACGGCCACAGACAACTTTGTGGACTACTGGCACTCCGCAAGCGGGGCGAAAGCCTCTAAGCTCGATTGGGCCGCTGCGTGGCGCGTCTGGATTCGCACCGAATCGCAAAGAGCACCACAGCGCCGAGCTTCTTACAACACCAACACGGGGGGCGTGTATCGCACTCCTGCCCAGCAAGCCGCCCATGAGCGCGGCATGAGCACTGCATCGTTTTTCCTTGACTTAGAGAAAGAGCTTGAAAGCGCAGGAGCATTATCTCCAGAAAGCAGAGGCCGATAGTGAGCCAGATTTCCAAAGCCGTAGCCAATCAGCCCACCGACTTAAACCGGGCATGGGTAACGTTTGCGCGGAACCTGTTTATGATCCTGAACCGCCATAGTGGGCCGGATGTTACCTACCGACTCAAAGAGGACGCAAAAGCCCCTGCCATGAGTGAGGCAGAGCGCATCGAGGCCGAGGCACGGGACTTTGAAGCCGCTGCGCTACGTCGTGGCTATGCGGAGTCTCTGAAGCCCTTGCAGGATAGGTTTCTGAGTGGAGCACTGAGCGCAACGAGCGCCGAGTCTTGGAGCATTATTTTCTACGTCCAAAACGCACAATTTCGCCCCAAGCCTGCGGAGCTAGGCAAAGAGGTGCGTAAAGCCCTCAAACTGCCTCTAGAGGCAGTAGAGGGGCACGTTGCGGAGCAAAGGCAGGTAGTAACGCTCCCCAAGGTTCTTGGTATCCCCTCGGCAACCTCGGCGGCGGCGATGAAGGATATTGCCAACGTGAACAAAAAGGCAACCCGGCTGGAGCAGGTTCCCGAGCGCGACGACAACGGCAACCTAATCGGGGTTGGGCGGCGGCAATTCATCCTCGCCTCTATTCGAATGAAGCAGGGGCTTAGGCCCATCCCCTCGGGCGATGCCTTCAGCGACGGAGAGGAAAGCGAGGCACTGCGCCCCATGAGCAAAGAGCAGGAGGTTGCGTGAAGCCCATCCCCCTACCCGACTCCCACCGCCTCATGGAGGCCTATGAGTGCTGGAAGCGACACTCGGAGACGCGATGGCAAGCCCAGCTTGGAGAGGACGCAGGCGACCTGCTCAGTGAGGTCTACCTGCGACTACTCCGCGCCGGAGGCTTTCGCTGGCAGTCTGAGGCCGCCACACGGCGCTATATCGAGCAGGTGGCGGCATACGTGGCAAGAGACCTACTTCGGGCCAGGTTGAGGCGCTCAGAGGTGTTCTCGGTGGCATTGGAGTTAGGGGCGAGGGGTGGAGTGAGCACTCCTCTGGAGCAGGAGGTGAACCTGGAGGCGCTGGTGGAGTCTGCCGGGCTCTCCCTGCGCCAGCGGGTTGTTGTGCAGGCAAGGAGACAGGGAATGGAGACAAGGGATATTGCAGGGCTTCTGGGGGTCACGGTGGATGCCGTGCGCCAACTGGAGAGCGAGGCGATTAAGCGGCTGCGGGAAGCGGCTCAGAAAGGGGCAGGAGAGTGAGTCAACCATGGGAGCGAAGAGAGGGCGAAACCTCGAAGGCTTTTGCGGCGTTCTGTGCGTATCGGGACATGGGGCCGAGCAGAAGTATTGAAACGCTCAGGAAAAACACAGGAAAAACTCAGGGATACGAGCGCGTTTTGTACGATTGGTCTTCTAAGCACAACTGGGGGCGACGTGTGGATCTTTACGATGAACATCTATCTGGGGTTGTCGTGCAGTCTGTTGAGGATGGGATACGTCAGGACAGAATAGCCTACCGCGATACTGTGAAAAAAGAGGCAGCGGCGTTTGCTGAAGCGGCAGTGGCTATGCGGAGGGAAGCTATGATGCAAGAGGATAAGTCAATTGCTTCTCAGATCCTTGCACGGGCATCTAGTGTGTGGGAAAAAGCACGGCAGGTTGAAGGGATGGCTCTTGGGCTGGTGAGTGAATAATGGAAAAATTAAGCTATGCTATAGCTCCTTCTTGCCCTAATTGCGGTAAGACCATGCGAAAGAAAAAAAGTAGTTTTGGTATATTTTGGGGATGTCAAAATTATCCTAAATGCACAGGTAAGAAAACTATATCTTTTGATACTCAAAAAGAATATGCAAGAAAAGAAAAACGAAATCTACTTAAAGAAGATTATTATAAATTTATAGAAAACGGATGGAATTCTTGTGTAAATAATAAATGTTTTTATTATTGTTTTGATACAGATATTAAATCATGCCCTAAATGTAAAAACCCTATGCGTTATTCGATTAATGAAAAGGGAGACAAATGACGGCTAAGTGGGGAACTCTGAAGGCCATTGCTCGGGAAGTGACCCCGCTCGAGGAGATTGAGCATCAACCAATTCCCTTCGCTGAGTTCGCCGCGCGTACAATGGCAAGCCCTCTGCACCCGTGGCAGGAAGTTCTCTGCACGATCCTAGAGCGGATGCGCCATGAGAAGGGCTTGAGAATCCTCTTGCACGCTCCGCCACAAGTCGGCAAGAGTATTCTGGTATCCCAGAGACTCCCCGCCTACTTGATTGGCGAGAATCCTAATACCCGCGTGGGGCTTGCCTGCTACAACGAAACGCACTCCACGAACTTTGGGGCGGTGATTCGGGATATTTGCGCCTCGCCTGAGTATGCTGAAATGTACCCCGCTTCTGTGGTGAGCAAGAACGAGAGCGCCAAGGAGTTCAGCACAAGCCCACGGCAGGCAATCAGGGACGCACAACCGAGCTTTAAGGCGATGGGCTTGCTGTCGGGCTTTGTGGGGCGTGGTGTGGATCATCTCATCATTGACGACCCGTACAAGAGTGCGGCTGATGCCTCCTCCACTGCTGTCAATGGTGCGGTCAAGCGTTGGTGGTCACAGACAGCAAGGCCGCGTATCAACGACAGGACAAACGTTCTGGTGATGTTTCACCGCTACCACAACGACGATATAGGCGCGGAGCTGCTCAGGGAGGGTGGATGGGAGTTCTACCGATTTCCCGGTATTGCAGACGAGGAGACAGAGCAGGGGATAGACCCAACCATAGGCGTGTGCCGATCTCTGGGCGAGGCGCTCTCTCCGCTCAAGAGCCTCGGTGAGTACGAGCGTGAGAAGATCGCCGATCCCGCCACCTACGCCTCCCAGGTGCGTGGTATCCCTCTGACAGAGACCGGCTCGATGTTCCGCGTGTCGGCCATGACGGAGATATTCCAGCGCCCTGGAGATATTATCGCCGAGTGTCGCGCCTGGGATATTGCGGCGACTGAGGGGGCTGGCGACTACACCGCCGGGGTGGATGTGGCAAAGCTCTCCGACGGGCGTTTTGCCCTGCTGGGCGCGGAAATCACCCAGGGCTCGCCCGACCAGGTGGACACACTGATTGTCGAGACTGCCACGACGGATGGCAAGAGCGTGGTGATTCACTTTGCCCAAGATCCGGGAAGCGCAGGAAAGCGGGACGTGCAGACCCTGAGCCGCAAGCTCCCCGGCTTCATTCGCAAGACAGACACTGCCTCGGGGAGCAAGGAAAGCCGCGCCCGTGCGTTCGCCTCGGAGGTGAACCTGGGGAATTTTGTGTTTCTGGACAACCCCGCCAAGACCGTCAAGACAGGCCCCTACGCAGGGATGAGCACCATGCGAGCCCTCCTCGCCATGATGCGAGCGTTCCCCGGTGGCACGGCGAAAAAGGACGGTGTAGACGCGGCGGCTGATGCCTACAACGAACTCTGTGCCAAGCGCAAAGGCGGGATCGTGTAGGGCTCCGTAGAGGGCGAGAAAAAAAACTAAAAAAAGTTTTCTCAAAAATCTCACACTTTGCCTCTCTCGTGACGATTATATATGTGCCAAACATCATCGAGCGGATTTCGGGTTGGTTCTCCCGTGCCGGTGGCAGTGCTCTCCCCACTGCCACGGGTATGGGCAACCCTCGTGGTAGCTCTCGCACGATGGTCTACCTTCCCGGCACCAATCGCAACTGGCTAGCCCGTGCAGGTGATCTCTGGCAATCCTCCATCGTCATGTCCGCCGTGGGCTGGGTGGGTGCCAACATCCACCAAGCGCCGATCTGCGCGTTTCGCTCCGAGGGGGGCAAACCCGTGCGCTACTCCCGTGGCAGTGCCCGCCAGGTAGAGCGCCTCCTCGCCCGCCCCAACCCCTACTACAGCTACCAGACGCTCATGGCAAGCACCATGCTCTCCCTGATCGTCAGTGGGAACGCCTACTGGTACATCGTCAACGACGGTGCCGGGATGCCCAAAGAGCTTTGGTACATTCCCCACATCCAAATCGAGCCAGCGTGGGAAAGCGGCGCGACCACCGACAACTGGATCAGCCACTACACCTACCGCGAGAACGGCCAAGAGCACTCCCTGGGCTACGAGGAGGTCATTCACTTCCGCGAGGGAGCACTTGACCCACGCAACCCACGCAAGGGGCTGAGCCGACTCCACAGCGCCCTGCGCCAGATCGCCACGGACAACGAGATCGCCACGTATGAGGCCACCATCCTGGCCAATACGGGCGTTCCTGGCCTCGTCATCACCCCAAAAGACGGCACCACCGAGTTCAACGACCCGGACAAGATCCGCGACGTGGCCTACGACCGGATTGCAGGCGATGAGCGCGGCAAGCCCTTGGTGTTCGAGATTCCCACCGATGTGACCGCTGTTGGATTCTCCCCCGAGCAGCTCCTGTTGGGCGAGGCAGGGGAGTCAGGCGAGGCGAGAGTCTGCGCCCTCATTGGCATCAACCCCGTGGTGCTCGGCCTCAAAAGCGGCCTGGGAAGCTCCAGCTACAACAACGCCCGCGAGTTTGAAACGCAGGCATGGCAAAACGGCATTGTCCCGCGCCTCCTCACCATCTGCGGCGAGCTCGATGTGCAGCTCTTGCCGCTCTACGAAGTGCCCGAGAACGTGAGCCTCCTGCCTGACCTCTCCGGCGTGGTTGCCCTGGCCACCGACCAGAAAGCCCTGTACGAGCGCCTCACCAAAGCCGTGGGCGGCCCCTTCATGATGCCCGAGGAGGCACGCGAAGCGGCAGGGCTACCTATGGCCACGCCCGAGCAGCTTGCCCGTCTGGAAGAGCTGCGGAGCAAGAGCACCAAGAACGCAACCACCGAACAACCCGACCCCAACGAGAACGACAATGGCTAGAAAACTACGCACGACTATCTCCCCAGACTCGGAAGCACCCGGAAGCGGACGGGGTGGACGCTCCTACCCGCACTCTCTGCTCTTCCCCGGCTCGACGGCAACCTACCCGGCTGGTGTCCCCTGCCCTGCTCAGGCACAGCTCCCCGAGGGCTTGCGCTGGCATGACTTGGTGAGCGATGGCGCAGGCAACTGGATTGTGAGAGTGAAATCGTGATCTACGGACAACGCTCTCGCCCCACAGCGGCGATGCGTGCCGCCCACACAGGTGGCCCTCTCCAAGTCCGCTCCGAGGCCCCTGCCTTGGTGCGTGCCGCCTCAGACGAGAGCAACGCTACGCTGGAGAACAACGTGCTCCGGGGCGTTCCCTGCCGCATGGGATACCCCTACGAGATCGGGTGGGGTGACTCCGAGGTGGTCTTCCCCGGTGCGTTCGCGGAGGCGCTGGAGACGTTCCGGCGCAAGGGCACCATCCTACGCGACCACACCTGGCGCGAGCTACCCATTGCCTACCCCACGCTGATCGAAGAGAGGGTGCAGGATGGCAAGAGTGTGCTCTATGGCGAGGCGACCTACCACGACCACCCTGCCGCCCAGGCCGCCCGAGTCGTGGCCATGGATCGCGTGGCCAACGGGCTTATGGTGGGCCT